GGCGAGCGCTATCTGTCGCTGCCGCGCGCGAACTGGCCGAACGAGCGCTGCTACGCGATGCGCGTCATCGGGCGCTCGTATCAGGAACTCCAAGAGTGGGCGGCAGCGCTGAAATGGTTCCGCGATTCCTGCAGTGAGGCACCCGACACGCGCGAGCCGTGGCACGACTTGGCGTTGTGCTGCTATCGGACTTCAAGGTGGGCGGAATGTCTGGGCGCTGCGCTCACGTGTCTGTCAATTACGAATCGCGAGAAGCTGTACACCGTCGATCCGGTCGTGTGGGGCGCCGCGCCGCACGACTTGGCTTCCATTGCGGCGTACAATCTTGAGCAGTACGGCCTGGCGTTGGAGCATGCGCGGCGCGCCGTCGAGCTGACGCCGGATGATTTGAGGCTTCGTAGGAATTTGGAGTTTTGCGAGAGTAAGGCAGCGTGAGCGTACAGAATCCACTGCAGACTTCTGGGAGTTATTCGTTCGCGCCGAGCATGGGCGAGACGGTGCTCTACAGTTTTGGCCTGTGCGGAATCAGGCGCAGCGCCCTCACGCAGTCCCATTTCGAGGACGCGCGCATCGCGACCAATATCATGATGGGGCGATGGAGCGCGGATGGCGTGAATCTTTGGGCCGTGGATTTGCAAACCTTTCCACTTGTAAAGGGTTGCTCGACATATCAAATACCCTACAGCACTATTGTGATACTAGACGCCTATTGCACGATCAAGAACGGGCAGCAAGAGATAGATCGGATCGTGACGCCGATCAGCCGTACGGAGTACGCGAACTATCCGAACAAGAAACAAGAGGGAAGTCCAACGGTCTTTTGGAACGACAGATTGCTGTCTCCTACGGTAACTTTGTGGCCGACACCGAATGGACAGCAGGCGTGTTTCAAATATTATCGGCTGCGGCAGATTCAGGATTCGAATTTGCAAAACGGACAGAACGTCGAAATCCCACCCTATTTTCTCGAAGCCTACGCGTTCGGCTTGGGCTATCGGTTGGCGCTATCATGGGCGCCAGACAGGGTACCCGTGTTGAAGCCGCTGGCGGATGAGGCGTGGGGAGTGGCGACTCGTATGGGCACCGAGACGGCGCAGATTTATATTTCTCCTCAAATTTCCGGATATTTTCGATGAGCAGATCAAAGAGAAAATCAGACAACATTCACTACGTCTATGAGCATTGGCGCACTGACGATGGAACTATTTTCTATATCGGTAAGGGACAAGGAAATCGTGCGTGGCAAATGTCCCTCTCGCGCAATAGATGGCACAGGTTCGTTACTGCAAAACTTAGGAAAGATGGTCTCGCTGTGGACGTGCGGATTGTCGCCGCTGACCTTCAGGAAAATGATGCCTTTGCTAGAGAGATGGACCTGATAGCCTATTGGCTTTCTCTGGGCGCAAAACTGGTCAATGTGACTCCAGGGGGTGACGGGCGCAGAAGTCCTAGCGAAGAAGCGAGAAAAAAACAATCGGAAACGATGAAGGCTAAATACGCCGCTATGACTCCAGAGGAGAGGCGCGAGAAACTTGGTCGGAATGTCGGTGTGCCTGTCTCGAAAGAGACGAGGGAAAAACTGCGTATCGCCAGTACTGGACGCACGCACACTCCAGAGACCATAGAGAATATGAAGGTAGCTGCTAAGAAGCGCGGAGTATCGCCAGTCACCAGAGAAGCGCATAGGATTGCAACTACTGGTAAGAAGCGCGCACCATTCAGTGAATCGACCATCGCAAAAATGCAGATAGCTTCTACTGAAAGAGAGCGCAAAAAAAGAGAGCATCGCGTGGCTGAAGGAAAGCCTTACTTATTCAGTAAGTGCCGCCAACTTGTTTGCTTGGATGATGGCTTGACGTTCCCAAGCGTTACGGTCGCAGCAAAACATTACGGTACTCAAAGAAGCACCGTACAGCAAGTTTGCACCGGAGGCAGGGGTAGAAAAACTGCTGGTGGGCGCCGATTCTCCTACCTAATAGTGGAGGCCGCCTAATGTCTTATGCCTCACGCGCAGGTCGTGTTAGGGTCTCTGCGAAGCTGCCGCAGGCTCAGGCCGTGTGCGACCGCTGCGGCATCTGGCACAACCGCATCGATCTAACCTGGCAGACAGACTGGCGCGGAACGGCCCTCCAAAGTCTGTGGTTACTTGTCTGTCGAAGATGTCTGGACGTTCCAAATGAACAATTAAGAAATATCCAGCTCCCCGCAGATCCTGTTCCAATTTGGCAGCCGCGCCCGGAGAACTTCGCAGACGCCGAGACCGACTACCGCTCGACGGTATCGAATGCCGTTGACCCAATCGTCGGCATCCCCATTCCATCGACCACGCTGCGCGTCACGGAGGACTGCCAGAATCGGATCACGCAGCCCTTGGGCGCTCCGGTCGGACTCGAACAAAACGCCGTCATGCCCTACAACGGCGGTGTGCAGAAGGCGTTCGGCGTGCCGCTCGCGCTCCTGTCTGTCATCGCCAACGGCACAGCGACGATTGTCGTGACGTGCTCGAGGGTGCATGGATTGCAGCCTGATGATCAAGTGTCGGTCGACGCGCTGTCGGATCGCGCCGCTTGTGGATTCTATAGTGTGACCGTGCCGACCGCGACGATGTTCACCTATACGTTGGCTGGGAACATTCCAGCGGGCTCGCTGCTGACGCCGACGACCAGGATCGTGACGGCGCTTGTTGGGCTGCCGTACGGCTCACAGATGATTCCAGCAGCATGAGTACGACCACCATTCTTCAGCTCCCCCAAGCCATCGGTGGCTTACTCGGGACAGAACAGTTCGAGGCCGCGCAGCCCACGACTCTGCCTAACGGTCAACTTGGGTGGGTGTCGATCCGCGTATCGCCGGCTCAGATCGCGGCCATTGCGTCAAGGATCGGCGCAACGGGCCCCACGGGCGTCATCTACGCGGTTCCAGCGGCAGGCGCGAATAACGACTACACCGCATCGAATCAGATGGGTCCAGCAGTCGGATTCGTGGAGCTGACGCCGACAGCGATTTGCAATATCACGGGTCTACAGGCTGGATTCGATGGTCAGATTATCGTTATCACGAACCTGAGTGCTTTCAATACGACGCTGAACGCGCTCAACGCTGGATCTCAGTCAGCCAATAGATTAAGAATGGTCGAGGATTTCACTTTGATTCAGAACGATTCTAAGTCGTTCAAGTATTCGGCCACCATCGGCAAGTGGATCGCGATAGAGTTCTGACGTGACAGCGCCAGCGACAAACGCGCTCTCGTATAACGCCTACGTCCAGCAGATAGGAATTCTGGCGGTCGCGCTCACTTCAGAGACGGCTGGAGTGTGGAGTTTCAACGATGCGCCACTGCAAGGCGCACTCCCGTCGATACTCAATTACGCCGAGCTTCGCTGCGCTCGAGACCTCGACACCCTCTCATCGCAGGGCTCAAAGATTTACACGCTTACAGCAGGACAAGCGGTATTCGCTGTGCCGGTCAATGATTTTTTCACGGTGCAGACCGTCGAAGTCCTGCAAATGTCTGGCGGCAGCGTAGTGAACGCATGTCCGCTGGTGCCGGTAAGTAAAGAGATGATACAGAACGTCTATGGTGGTTTGGCGTCATCGAACACGCCAAAGTTCTATGCGCTCGTCGGCGATGCGCTCGGCGGTAATCAGGACACCAGCACCAATATCCTGTTTGGGCCACCGCCAAGCTTTGGGTTTTCCATCCGCGTGACTGGCACTGCTCGCGCCCCGTCGCTGTATCAGAACGCTGTCGCTGGCATAGCCGACACTGGATTTACTTATCTAAGCCAGTGGTACCCAGATCTATTGCTCATGGCGAGCATGATCTACATCACCATGTACCAGCGTAATTTTGGAAATGCCAGCGATGACCCGCAGATGGGAATGACCTACGAGAAGCAGTACCAAGCGCTCAGATTAGCTGCCATCGCGGAAGAAAACAGAAAGAAGCTGGAAGGCTCCGCGTGGTCTGCCTACTCCACGCCGACCGCCGCAACGCCGACTCGGTGACGCATGCCACATGCAATGCTTCGCTTGGTTGGTGGAGTTAATACGACAGAGACGCCGGCACTCAACGAGAACTCTGGTATATCGTCCTCGAATCTGATTCGCTACGCCTACGATCCCAACGGCTCACCTTTGGTCCAGAAATTGGGTGGCTGGTTGCGCTTCTTCCCGAATGTAATGTCAGCCATCGTCCGCGCGCTGTGGGCATGGGAGGACATTGACGACAACGCACATCTGGCATTTGGCACGCAAGTGTGGCCATCCGGAACGCAGTCGCAGCTTGGCGTCATCACTGCTGGCGTTCTTGCTGATATCACGCCGGTGCAGGCAAATAGCCTCATCAACCCTCCGACGGCGTTCGCGACAATCGGCAGTCCGTCGATCAAAATAGTCGATGCCGCCACGCCTGGAATTGACGGTACATGCAGCGTGTACATCCCGACGCAAATTGCCGTGGGCGGAGTTGTGCTGTTCGGTCTCTACCAGTGTGATCCTGACGCGTATGCAGACGCAACGTCGTACACTGTATACGCGCGGGATATCCTCGGGAATCTATTGCCTGCGACCACGACCGCCGCAGCCGTACTGCCAACGTTTACGACCATAGGTGTCAACACCGTCGAAGTCACATTGACCAATCACGGGTATTCTGTCGGAAACACGTTTCCGGTTCTCGTGCCAACTACGATCGGTGCTAGCGGCATTACTCTCTATGGCAATTACATCATCCAGTCTATTACCAACGCCAACTCCTTTACGATTCTGGTGCCTGGCGCTGCTTTCAGCATAAATACCGCTACGCTGAACGGGGGCGCCGCGATTTTTATTTATAATGGAAAGGGCGCATCACCGCCCTCAGCATTGCCGATTGCAACAGCAGATTGGACATTAGACAATTTCGGCCAAGATTTAATCGCGTGCCCAACTACCTCAACGGCAGCCCCGCTAGGTGTCCAAATTCCGTATCAGCCGATCTATGGCTGGACACCAGTCGGACAGTTAACTGCCGCAGTGATACCGCAGGCGCCCCCGCTTAACGACGGCGTGTTCGTCGCGATGCCGCAGCGTCAGCTTGTGGCGTGGGGCTCGACGCAGACCGGCATCCAAGATCCTCTGCTGATCAACTGGTCCGATGTCAATAACCCATTTCAGTGGATTGCGCTGGTAACCAATCAAGCCGGCTCCTATCGCATCCCGAAAGGCTCTCGCATCGTGGGCGGCGTTCAGGGTCCACAGCAGGCACTCGTGTGGACAGACATTGACGTCTGGTCGATGCAGTACATCGGCCCTCCGTACGTCTATTCGTTCAACGAAATTGGCTCCGGTTGTGGCCTGATCGCGCGCAAAGCCGCGGCGTCCGTAAACGGCATCTATTATTGGATGGGGCCATCGCAGTTTTACACGCTCGGCGCAGGCGGCGTATTACCGCTGCCGTGCCCAGTGTGGGATGTCGTATTTCAGAATCTCAATCAAGCGAACCTGACGAAAATACGCGTCGCAGTCAATTCTAGGTTCGGCGAGATCCAGTGGTTTTATCCTTCGGCGAACGGTACTGGCGAGGTAGATTCGTACGTCAAGTACAATGTCTACATGAACGAATGGGATTATGGTTCGCTGGGCCGAACGGCGTGGGTGGATCAGTCGGTGCTCGGGCCTCCGATTGGAGCCGATCCTGTGTCGCTGTATCTCTATCAGCACGAGACCTCGAACGATGCCGACGGCGTGGCGATGTTGCCGTTCTTGCAGACTGGGTACTTTACGATTGCGGAGGGTGACTTTAAAACCTTCATCGACTTGATATGGCCTGACATGAAGTGGGGGTTTTTTGACGCCGCGCAAACGGCAACGGTTCAGATCACGTTCTTAGTGGCGGACTATCCCGGCGACACGCCGCAGACATTCGGTCCGTATTCAGTGACTCAAGCCACCAAGTATTTCAACACGCGATTGCGCGGTCGGTTAGTGGCGATCAGGATATCGAGCAGTGATCTAGGAAGTTTCTGGCGCATCGG